TCGAAGATGTAAGGCAGCTAAAGCTGGGTGGTGGTACTATCTTTGCGCTAAACGGTGCAGCTAAGTTCTTAAATGATAACGGTATTCTGCCTGATTACCAAGTATTACTCGATGCTAGACAGGAAACTGCTACGCTGATTAGCAAGGCTAAAAAGTACCTATTCGCATCTCAAGTACACCCAGATTGCTTTGCAGCCAAGCCAGAAGCCCAGCTATGGCACTTGCAGATAGGTGATATTGAGAATGAATTGGAGTGGTACGAGCCAGCCTATGCCCTGATTGGTGGTGCAGCCTCAGTCGGTAATACGACTACCTGCCTAGCTTATACACTAGGATACCGTAACTTACACCTGTTTGGGTACGATTCCAGCCACAAGAACGGATGTGGTCATGCCTTCCATCAAAAGATGAACGAAGGAGATCCGTGTGCTGTAGTCAGATTCAACGGTAAAGAGTACACAGCATCATTCACCATGAAGCTACAGGCTGAGAAGTTCAGGGAAACAGCACAAGCCCTAGTTGATGCTGGTGTTAGCATAACCGTACATGGAACAGGATTATTGCCTGATATGTGGGCTAATCCTAACATTACCGAGTACATGACCGAGCAGGAGAAGTATGAGCAGATATGGCAGATGGATGCCTATAGGATTGGCTCTCCTGGTGAACGCTGTGCAGAGAACTTCTTCAATATTGCTAGACCTAGCGGTAAGGTAATCGACTTTGGCTCTGGTACTGGTCGTGGTTCTATCAAGATACACGAGTATGGATGCTCACCATTCCTAGTAGATTTTGCTTATAATTCAAGGGATAAGGAAGCTATGAAGTTTCCCTTCCTACAACATGACCTGACTAAACCCCTACCAGACGATGTATTTGCTAAATACGGCTACTGTACCGATGTAATGGAACACATAGAGCCTGAGAATGTCCGTAAAGTGATAAATAACATCATGGACTGTGTGGACTACTGCTTCTTCCAGATATGCGTTGTAGACGATGTTATGGGTGACATGATAGGGCAAACCCTTCATTTAACTGTAAAACCACAAGAATGGTGGCAAGATTTATTCGAGGAATTAGGGTATAATGTACTCGAAGCGCACGGAAATGAAATTGCATCAATGTTTTATGTTAAAAAACGAGTGGCAACCCACAAGGAGAAAAGATGATTCAAGCAGCGAAGTTACCGTATGTACGCTTTGAAACAGAGGTATCAGTAACAAAAGATGAAGATGGTCACAATCAGTACAAGAATGTGATTATGGCTCATATTACCCCAGCAGGGAGTAAGGATGAGATCGTAAAGTTAGCAGATGAGTGGATTGTTCAGTTGATGGACAAGAGCCAGACTAGAGGCCCATTCGATTCAGCAGCTAATGAGTATGAAGATTGGCACAAACGCTTCAGCAAGATGCTTGATTCTTATAAGAATGGAATCGACATGGCTACTGAAGGTACACCAATCAGGGCTAGTCTAGCATTTAGCCCAGCCGAGGTAGCGCAATGTGAGAGTGTTAAAATCTTTACATTGGAAGCGTTGTCTATATGTAACGAACAAGCCATGATTAACATGGGTATGGGTGGTAGAACACTCAAGCAGAAGGCAGAGAAGATCCTAGAGAACTTTGCTGGATCTAAAGTAGCAGAAGAAAATGCTGCGCTGAAGGCTAAAGTTGAACTCATGCAAGAACAGCTAAACAAGCTACTTGCTGGTCAACCAGAGAAGCCAGAGAAGAAGCGTAAAACGAAGGAATAACCTTATAGGGGAAGCGTATGTCAATGTTAACGATGGTGCAGTCAGCTTGTGTTAGGCTGGGTATACCTTCCCCAAATGCAGTAGCAACCAGTACAGATGTTCAATATCTACAACTCTTAGCCCTTCTCAATGAGGAGGGTAGCGAGTTATCTGCTAGAACCGAGTGGCAAGTCTTAAACAGAGAAGCCCACTTCACCACATTAAATACCGAGATACAGGGTACGTTAGACACTATCTGCCCAGGTATTAACTACATTATCAATGATACTATCTGGAACAGGACTATTCGTAGACCTGTATTCGGGCCACTAGGCTCGCAGTATTGGCAACAACAAAAGGCTATGTTTACTGCTGGCCCTTGGAATCAATATCGTATCAAAGGTAACAACCTTAGTTTCTTCCCTGTTCCTGCTGCTGGTCAAGACTGCTACTTTGAGTATGTGTCGAAGTATTTCGCTACTGACAACATATCAGCACTATATAAGTCTGCATTTACCGTAGATAGCGACATATCCTTGTTCAACGAGGACATAATGACGCTAGGTCTTATCTGGAGATGGAAAGCCAACAAGGGGCTAGACTTCGGCACAGACTACCAGAAGTACGAAACTCGTGTGTTGATGGAGATTGGCAGAGATGGTGCTAAACCTATCTTGAATATGGGCGAGGCGAGATACGACATCTTCCCAGCAGTTGTAGTGCCATCAGGTTCATGGGGTATCTAAATGGCTGATAGTTCGGGCTTATTCGGACTTATGGGTAATGATAGTGGCATAAACGCTGCTAGTATCATACGTTCCAGATATAGACAGCCTATCGCACAAGCAGCTATGGAGAACGCTGATACAGGCTCTATACGCGCTACTCCACCAACTAAGTTTGAATCATGGCTGAACGAATCAGGTCAGCGATTAATGAACCCAACCGACACCATAGCGCAAGGTGTGCAGAACTTTACAGGGCAAAGCGATACAGAGTTAGCATCTAGTCTGATGGGTGGTGGGTTAGGGACTTTTGCTGGTGTTGGTGCTAAAAATGCGGACAGAGCAGCATACAATATTGCTAGTAAAATGAAAGAAGCTGGAGTGGCTGACCGTGAGATACACGCACAGACAGGCTGGACATTTGGATTCCCTGATGGCAGACCTAGATTTGAGATTGATGATAGTGCAGCAAAGGGACAGTTTACCCACTTACCACCTAGCACGGATAGGTTGGCAGAACAAGCAATCAGCCACCCAAGTCTTTATCAGGCTTACCCTGACTTGTCAGAAATAAGCCAATTAGGTTTGAGAGAAAGCAAAGAGGCTGGCAGATTTACTCCTACATATATAGACGATGCGTATAGTGGCGGTTCGATACTTGCAAAAGCCCCTGACGAAGCTGGTCTGAAATCTATAGGGCTGCACGAACTGCAACACGCTGTTCAACAGCAAGAGGGATTCGCGAGAGGTGGAAGCCCTAATATAGAACTTTCAATGCTTGCAAATTCTGCAAGAGCAAAGTTTAGAAAAGGTAGCCCATTAACAGAGGAAGAATCTCAGTTAGCAAAGTTAACTCCCATAGAGGCAGCAAGACCTTATGATATTTACAGACGATTAGCTGGTGAAGCAGAAGCCCGATTAACTCAGGCTCGCATGAACATGACACAAGCAGAACGTGCAGCATCATATCCACCTAGTATGTTTGATGTGCCTGTTGACCAGCAAATAGTTAGGTTTGGCGATGGCCCTGCTATGAGTACCAACACCAATAATCAGCCATTAGTCAACGCATTACGCAAGCCTACAGCAGGTGAATTGGCTCAGAAACTAGCACATGATCGCGCTATGCTACCTGTATCAGAACATGGGCTAGGGCTTCCTGCTGGGAATACTGCGATGGATAGGGCTAATGTCATGTTCCCGAAAGATGTATACCATTCAACAGATGCCGACATTCTAACTATGAATCCGTCTGCTGGAGGTAAATTAGGGCCTGGTGTTTATACAAGTGATAGCCCTGATTATGTAAATAAATATATATTACATAGACCTAATAAATACGTTGAAGGCGGTAATGTTATGCCTTTGCGTATTAAAGATAATTTAGCAAGCCCAGATACAGCAGAACTTGCACGACAGGATACAAGTCATCTTGGCACTCCACCTGATGTTAAAAATTATAAAACTTATTGGAAACAGCAAGTAAATGACGAACTAGCTAACCGAGGATATTCTGGAAGGACTATAGATGGGCCTATCTATGATGGCATGGAAAATGTAACATTCAATCCAGATGATATACGTTCACGCTTCGCAGCTTTCGACCCTTGGCGCAGGAACGCAGCTATCGCAGCACTTACTGGAACAGCAGCACCAGACCTAATGGCTGGAGAGAACGATAACTTAGTCAACGCATTAAGGTCAAAATGAAAATACGCAATACTAAAAGAGTATCAGCCACAGCTAACGTATCTGCACCAGTTGGCGGTCTAAATGCGAGAGATTCCTATGCAGACATGGATGCTAACGATGCAGTTAAGATGGAGAACTGGTTTCCACTTACTACAAGCGTAAGGATTCGTGCTGGCTTCTCTACATGGGCTACAGGACTAGGCGCAGAAGTAGAAACAATCATGGCATACAATGGCGCAGCCTCTCAGAAGCTAATTGCTATCGCTGGCACTAACTTCTATGACTGTACTGCTGGTGGTGCTGTAGGATCTGCGGTGACTACAGGTACTAATGCTAGATGGCAGCACGTTAACTTTGCTAGTGCTGGTGGCTACTATCTATCGTGCGTTAATGGTGTAGACGCGCCCAAGCTATTCGATGGAACTACATGGACTAATCCTACCATCACAGGGGTTACTGCCACTACGCTTATCAATGTAACTGTTCATATGCAGCGTCAATGGTTCATTCAGAAGAACACGATGTCAGTATGGTATCTAGGTATCAACGCTATAGCAGGGGCAGCCACAGCCATTGACTTCTCTACTATCTTTAAACGTGGTGGCTACTTGATGGCTATGGGTAGCTGGACTATAGACGCTGGTTCTGGAATGGATGACCACGCTGTGTTTATATCATCTGAGGGTGAGGTAGCTGTTTATCAGGGTATTGACCCAGCATCCGCAGTTACATGGGGATTGGTCGGTGTTTATCAAATAGGCTCACCAATAGGTCGCAGATGTATGTCGCAATACGCATCTGATCTGATAATCATTACTCAAGATGGTCTTATGCCTATGTCTAAGGCATTGATGAGTTCGAGAGTAAGCAACAAGGTCAGCTTGACTGATAAGATTCAATACCAAATATCACTAGATGTCAGTTCTTATAGTGCTAATTATGGATGGCAATGTAGGTTATTCCCTAGAGAGAATATGCTACTAATGAATATTGCTGCTGGCAATAGTCTTAACTATCAATATGCTATGAATACTATCTCAGGTGCTTGGTGCAAGATTACAGGATGGGATGCTCGCTGCTGGGAGATGTATAAAGATGACATCTACTTTGGCGATGGATTAGGCAATGTATGCAAGGCATGGGATACCAACGCTGATAATGGTGCTAACATAAATACTGATGTGATTCAAGCATTTAACTATCTAGGAACGCAGAATATCAAGCACTTTAAGATGGCTAAACCTATCTTTTTATCATCCAATACCAGCTTTTCAATATCAACTGGATTAAACCTAGATTTCTCACTAACTGGCATTACCTCTACGACTTCATTTGCTGCTGCACCAGCTACAGCACTATGGGGTTCTTCACTATGGGGTTCTGCTGTATGGGCTGCTGGTGGTAATAATCTACAGAACAAATGGGAATTCTCAGGCGGTATTGGATATACAGTAGGTATGCACATCTCTACATCATCGAACAATGCAGAGTTAAACTGGCAGTCTACTACTCATATCTATGAGAAGGGTATCGGTTTTTGATAGTAACTGATCGCCAGGAAGAACTTGGAAGATGGTTAATGTCAAGGCTAGGTGGTACTTATCTAGCTGGTAGGGGTGTGTATATAGGACTTGAACGAAATGGTCTTATATGCGCTGTAGCAGGGTTTGAGGACTACAATACAGCCAGTATGATGGGTCATTTAGCAGTAGATGGCGGTAGGATGGATTTAACGTGGATTAAGTATTGCTTCAGGTATGTGTTTGATATTGCTAAAGTTATTAAGCTAATTGGCATGGTGTCTAGCACGAATACAAGGGCTTATACCATGAATAAGAAGTTTGGCTACATCGAGGAAGCAGTCATCAAGGATGCAGACAAGTATGGCGATATGGTTATTATGACCATGACAAGAGAGCAATGTAAGTACATTTAATCAGCAATTTAGAGTATAATAGCTTAAAGGTGGCAACCCACTCATAGCTAACTAAAGGAAATACTATGGGTAAGAGTTCATCACCACCACCAGCACCAGACTACGCAGGTGCAGCACAGGCTACAGCAGCAGGTAATCTAGCAGCAGCTAGGTCTACAGCATCAGCTAATCGTGTCAATCAAACTGATCCCTACGGCTCTATAACATATAGCCAAACACCCACCTATGATGCTTCAGGCACATTAAATCCTGATGCTGGGTGGAACATGAACACCACTCTATCGCCTACCCAACAAAGACAGTTTGATGTAAATAATCAGATTAATGAACAACTTGGCGGTGTAGCGCAACAAGGTCTAGGATACGTTCAAAGCGCACTAGATAAGCCACTAGGCGCAGCCAATGCTCTATCTACTAGCGCAGGTGATCCCCAATTACTACAGCAAAATGTACAGAACGCGCTGTATAATAACGCTAAACAATATCTCGATCCCCAGTTTGCACAGTCGGATACTGCACTAGAATCTAAACTAGCCAATCAAGGTATTACAAGAGGTTCAGAAGCGTTTAACTCAGCTATGCTCAACCAGAGCAATGCTCGGCAACAAGCGTATGAGTCAGCTAGGAACTCGGCTACTGCTCAAGGTGTTGGTGCTGCTCAAGGTATGTTCGGGCAGAACTTGCAGAACTCACAACTCCAGAACGCTACTAGCGCACAGGACTTTGCATCCAGACAAGCACTACAGCAAAATCCATTGAATATGCTGAACGCGGTTCGTACTGGTCAACAACTCAACACAGCCACATTGCCTACACAACAGAACGTAGCGCAACAACAAGGTGTAGCTGGGCCAGATATGCTAGGTGCTGCGACTGCTACAGGGCAATACAATCAAGGTATTTACAATGCTCAACAGGCTGGCTCTGCTGGCATGGTGGGCGGTCTGGGACAAATGGCTATGTCTGGTGCGATGCTGTATTGAGGATATTAGAGTTTAGTGGTGGCAAGGATTCGTTAGCAGTTTTGTTGATGCTGAAGGATGAGTTAAAAGATATAACCGTGTTGTGGGCTGATTCTGGTGATAGCTTCCCAGAAACCTACGCACAGATGGAATTAGTGAAAAAGATATGCCCTAATTTCATCACGGTAAATGGATTCCAAAAGGAAGTGATTAGAGATTTTGGCTATCCTGTAGATGTGTTACCAGTAAGCTGTCATACATCCTGTAAAGATTTACATGGTGAACGACCAAAGTTGCAAGGG